TTGGGGCCTTTGACGTTGCCGAGCAGAATCTTCGTCATATGCGCTCCTTACTTTCCGTCATTGATCATGTAGTACAGGTCGCCCGTCGCCGGATCGTAGGAGACGGGAGCCGCCGACGCGGTGGTCGTATCCGCGTACACGGCGTACAGGTCTCCGTTCGGGTCGACCTGCAGTGTGAAGAATCCGGAAGTTGGCGCCGTCACGCCGCTGGCACCCTGCGGTCCTGTCGGTCCCTGTGGGCCCTGCAGTCCCTGCGCACCTTGTATTCCCTGCTTGCCTTGCGGCCCGGTGGGGCCTGTTGCTCCGGTAGGTCCGGCAGGGCCGGTGTCGCCTTTCGGACCTTGCGGGCCGGTAGGGCCTCCTTCTCCGGCGGGTCCGACATCGCCTTTATCACCCTTGTCACCTTTCAGCCCTTCAGGACCTTGCGGGCCGGTAGGGCCGGCAGCTCCAGTGGCTCCTTTAGGCCCGGTCTCGCCGGTATCGCCCTTCACGCCTTGTGGGCCGACGTCACCTTTTGGACCTTGCGGTCCGGCAGGGCCTTGCGTTCCGATGATGGATTGACGGGAAATCGTCTTTCCCGTGAATAGGCTGCCGGACTGTGAAACGCACTGCCAGACGATGCTGTATTTTCCGCCACCTGACAATGCGGTCGAATATTCGTTGGCGAGTGGTGTTCGGTTCAACCATTCGCTCACGTTCCCCGTGAAAGTGGATCCCACCGGATATTCGCCGACGAGGGATTTCTTCATCACGAGCGCCGGAAGGCCGACGTCGCCTTTAGCTCCCTGAACGCCCTGCGCTCCTTGCTTGCCTTGCGGGCCGGTGGCCCCGGTATCGCCCTTGTCACCTTTGGGGCCTTTGATGTTGCCGATCAATAGTCGCGCCATGTGTCACCTTTCCGGGATGTCCACGTACAGGTTCCCGCTCTCGGAGTCCCAGACGAACGAGGGTGGGTTCGTGTTGTCCGGATAGTTCACGTACAGGTCGCCGTCGCCTTCCATGCTGAGCGTGAAGAAGCCGTTCGAGGGGGCGGATACGCCGCTGTCGCCCTTGTCACCCTTCTCCCCTTGCGGGCCCTGGATGCCTTGGGAACCTTGGATGCCTTGTCTGCCCTGGGGGCCGGTCGCTCCCTGTGGACCCGTGGGACCCTGCGGACCTGTGGAACCCGTCGGGCCTTGCGGTCCCGCCGCGCCGATCGCGCCGGCATCACCCTTATCGCCTTTCTCGCCGCGTATCCCCTGCAGTCCCTGCGGGCCTTCGGGACCGGCGACGCCTTGCGGCCCTCGCTCCCCGGTCGCTCCTTTCTCTCCCCGAGGACCGGTGGGTCCGGTCGCTCCGGTGGCCCCCTGTGGTCCTGCGTCGCCCTTGTCGCCCTTCTCCCCTTGCGGACCCTGGTCGCCTTTCGGAAGCCCCAAATTCAAGGTTTTGTCGCTGCCGGCGCCCGTAAGCGACGCGCTTGCCTGTGCACCGGGGGCGAGCGTGTCCACCGAACCGATTTTCAGGCCGGTGATGTAGTCGCCTTTCGGCTGTTTACCCGACAATGCGTTGTTGAGCGAGTCGATGTCGTTTCTGGTCACGTCGGCGCTGAACGTCCAGGCGTCGAGTTTGAGGCCGGCTCCAGCGTAGTAGGCGTGGCCACCATCCCCGATGGAGGATTCTCCGCTGTTGCCGCCGGCGCTGGCACCTCCGGATTCGTAGGTGACGGTGAGCACGCCTCCCGAAACCTTGACGATCTTCTTGGAGATCTCGGCAGTGACGACGAGGCCCGTGTTGTTGTCACGACCCGTGACCAGGTCGCCAACGTCCGCGTCGATGCCGTCGGGAATGTCCACGTCGATGGTGCTGGTGTTCCGAAGCTCCTGGAATTTCTGCCTGCCCTTGTCCTCGAGCTCGTCGGCTTCGGCGTTGGACAACTCGTATGTGGCGGTGCGTTCGTCAAGGCCTTTGAGGGTCTGCGTGTGGCTGAACGTGCCGTTCGCGTCGGCGTACCAGTGGATGACGGTACGGTCCTTGAGTTCGCCCTTGCCCAGGCAGATGAGATGGTTGATCGGGTGCGCCGCCTGTTTGGCGGTGAAGTCGATGAGGTCCGAGTCGATGCTGTCGCCGATCGTGCGGACGGGCATGGCGCTCATGGATACCTTGTCGCCGTCATTACGCAACCGGAGTTTGAGTCCGCTTGCCCTGAGCATCTTGACCAGACCGCTGTACAGGTCCACGTACCGGTCGAACTGGCAGGTGGTCTTGTGGTCGGCGCTTTCGTCGGTGACGGTGAACAGGCCTTGCAATCCCGCACGGCTGACGAGCGTGCGCATGATGACGGGAATCGTGCCGGACAGGGTGAGGTAATCGTTGTTCCTGTCCGGTTCGATGATCTTCGAGGCGAGTACTCCATGCCAGTCGCGGCCATGCCATGTGACGGTGGACAGGCCTCCGTCCACGTCGACATCCGTGTCGTCGATGATGCCGCCGTACTCGGTGCCGTCGATCATGATGCGGCTCCCCGCCTTGAGCGCGGCGTCTTCGACCTGCAGGTCGAAGTCGTTCTCCCCGCTACCGAACGCGAGGTCGAGCGTGTATGAGGCGTGGCTCGCCACGGGTTTGCCTGTGGCGTCGGTGACGATCAGGTCCATGGCGGTTCGCTCCTTTCCTCGCAGACCGTCAAGTCGAATTGGAATCCTCCCGGCCAGCTGATCGGCTGTGTTCCGGGCGCGAGCGGTTGGAACACGTACCGGCCGGAATCCTTGCCCGACCCTCGCACGGCCTGCGCGAAGCAGTTTGTGACGAGACCTGTGCCGCTGACCATGGTGACGGTCCTGACATCGCCGGTGCCGTCGATTTCCAGACGCGAGCCGGATGGCACGGTCACGTCGACCTCGTACCGGTTGTTTCCGATGATGACGTACGGTTGCGCGCATGGTCCGAATATCGTGAGCTTGACCGGCTGCGGGATGGACGTGTCGTTGACGATCTCGGCACCCAATGCCATGCCGGCGAAATCATGCGGATAATCATATGGATAGTCAAGGTCGGCGGTTCCGGAATCGTATCGCGGCGTGAAATGCGTCATGGTCGGACGGCGCCACACGCCATCGGCCAGCACGATGGTCAACTGCGTCTCGACCATCGTGGGCGTGATGGATTGCGGTTCGCTTTTCGTGATCCACGCTTTGGCTTCCCATTCGCCGTCGGCCACGAGCGTGCCCGGGTTCCCGGATGCCATGTCGGCGTCCGCGAGGCGGCGCAGTAGGTCGAGCGTGGCCGGAGAATCGTGGATCTTCACGGTGACTGTCGCCTCGCGTGCCTTGCGGGTGATGCCCGTCATGCCACGTGAGGCGAGGCTGTAGTCCCAGACGCGGGCGCGCAGTCCCGTGAGCGTCTCGCCGTACAGCGGCCCCTCGAAGCCGATGCGCTCACCTGTGGCCGCGCACACGTATTCAAGCGATTGCACTTCTCACCTTCCTTGCGAAGTCGCGGTCCCCTATCGTCGGCGTGTACCTGGCGATGATCGATCCGAGGTCGTCGTGCAACGATTCGACGGCCGTGATGAGTTCCCGCAGATCGCCGTCGCCGGCATTGGCGCCGGTGCCGGCCGTGACGTTCAGCCTGCCGGTCTTCGACCAGTCCGCGTCGGAGAGGCTCATCGTGGAGACGAGCGAATCCATGGAACGGCTGACCACATGCGCGGAATCGTCGATGCCCAATGCCATGCCACGTCCGACCATCACGCCGACCTCGTCGCGGAACACACGCGACGGGGAATGGATGCCCAAAGCGTTCTTGGCCTTGTCCACCAAGCCCGACAACGCGTTGGTGATGCTGGAATACAACGAGCCGACCATTCCTGTGATGCCGTTGATCAATCCCTGGATGATGTTGCGTCCCGCGCTGACGAGCCAGCTTCCCGCGCCGGACACCGCGCTCCGGACGGTTCCGCCGATCCCGCTCACGACGCTCCCGACACGGCCAACCATGTTGCTTACGGTGCCGACGATGCCGCCCCAGACGCTCGACACAATGCTTCCGACGCCATTCCACAACGCGGCCCACACGCTCCGGATTGTCGAGCATGCGGCGGATACCACTCCGCTGACCATGCCGATGCCGGCGGAGACGACGCCTTGGATGCCGCCCCACACTGCCGACACGATGCCCTGGATGGCCGACCACGCGGCGCTCCAGTTCCCGTTGACGACCGCGAGCGCCAGTTGGATGATGCCTTGGATGACGGCGAGTGCGGTGCTGATGACTGTGGCGATGATGGTCCATGCGCCTTGTACGACGGTGGATATGGTGTTCCAGAGTCCGTTCCAGACCGTGCTGATGATTGTGACGGCGGTTTGGAAGATGGTTTGGATGTTCTGTATTCCTGCTTGCAGGAGTGGTGTGATGGTGGTGATGAATGTTTGAATGCCGGTGATGATCGCGGTGAGCGCGGTCATGATGATGGGGCCGATCGTGTTCCAGACGTTTTGGAGGACGGTGGTGATGAGTGTCCATCCGGTTTGCCAGATTTGTTGGATTTGGCTCATGGTCTGGGTGATGAATATGGCGATGGCTTGCAGGATTGGCTGGCATGCGGTGCTGATCTGGTTCCAGATTCCCATGAACCATGTGGCGAAGCTGTTCCAGAGTCGTTTGCCCGTTTCGGTTTGGGTGAAGAACCATGTCAGCGCGGCCACGACCGCGCCGATGGCCACGACAAGCATGCCGATCGGATTCGCATCCAAGGCAGCGCTGAATGCCAGCTGCACGGCGGTAGCAGCCTTGGTCACCGCGCTCCACGCCGATTGAGCTGCCTTGACAATATTGAACGAGCCGGCGAGTTGCTTCAGTGCTCCAGCCGCGCTTCCCGCGTCGGAGATCTTGCCAATCAAATCGAACGTGGCCGTAGCGGTCTTCTCCACACCGGAGGCAGTCGCGGAAATGGCCTTCAGTCCACCGGAAACTGTCTTCAGCCCGGCCGAGACGATATCCCAGCCTTTGACCGCGAGCAATGCAATGGTGATGGCTTTCAACGCGCCGGATACCAGTGCGCCGTTCTGCTGCGCCCACTGTCCGACCGACTGCAGCCAGCCTCCCACCGTCATGAGCACGCCGGTCAAAGTGTTCAACAGTCCGGCGAAGCTCTGCGCCGCGGAACTGGCGGTGCGCGCGCTGTCGTTGAAGCCGAAGGCCTGCGAGACCGCGGCCGCCAATACGGAAACCAGCGAGCCCAATCCGGAGATGACGCCGGTCAGGCTTTCAAGGAACGGCTGCAACGCGCCTGTCTCGATGAACGTGTTGACGAACGTCTTCGCCCATCCCGCCGCGTTCGACAACGCCTGCGCGACCGAAGCGACCACTCCCGCGAGCGCGCCGGCGGTTGTGGAGAACATTGTGGCGGCTTCGCCGCCATTGTTGAGTCCGCCTATGAGTGATGTGATTGCGTTCCAGAGGCCAGTGAGTTGGCTTTTGAGGCTGGCCGTCGCCGAGGCGAGCATCTGGAAGCCGGGGATGTTGGAGATCGTGTCGCCAAGGTTTTTGAGTTTCGCCTGTGTGGCGGGTATCGCGTTCTCGAGACCTTGTTGGAGTGCCGCTCCGACTTTTTGCAGGGTTGGTGTGACGGCTGCGGTGAATGTATCGATGAGTGGGATGGCTTGGTTGAACAGGCCGCGTAAGCCGTCGAGGACTGGTGTGGCGGCTGTTTCTCCGAGTCGGCTCAACGCGGCTTTCACGTTGGCCAGGGCGCCGGTGAATGTGGTGCCTGCGGATAGTGCGGCGCCGCCTAGGCCTTCCTGCATGGCGTCGGCGAAGGTTTGGAAGTCGATTTTGCCGTCCGAGACCATGTCGGACACTTCGGCGCTGGTCTTGTTCAGATGCTTGCCGAGCATTTGGAGGACTGGGATGCCGCTCGACATGAGCTGGAGCATGTCGTCGCCCTGGAGTTTGCCTCGGGCGGCGACGGAACCGAAGATCATGCCGATGTCGGTGAGGCTTCTGCCGCTGATCTGCGCGGTGTCGGCCACGGTCTTGAGGATCTTGGTGAGCTGGTCGCCTTCCTTGATGCCGGAGGCGGACAGGCTGGCCGCGACGGTCGCGGCGTCGCCCAATCCGAACGCGGTGCCCTTGACGGATGCGAGCGCGTCGTTCATGATTTCGGTGACGCTCGCGCTGTCGTGGCCGAGGCCTTTGAGTTTGGCTTGCGCGTTCTCGATGTTGAGGGCGCGGGTGAAGCCGCCTTTGGCGGCCAATGCGGTGATGCCGCCGGCGAGGGTGGCGATCGCGCCTGTGCCGACCTTGCCGATTTTGCCGAATGCTCCGCCGATCTTCGAGATGAGGGTGCTGGAGCTTTTCTTGGAGGCTTTGTTGACGGCGTCGCCGATGTCGCCTTCGATGCTTTTGCCGAATCCTTTGCCGGATGGTTCGACGTGGACGTATGCGACGCCTATGTCCTGTGCTGCCATCGTGTTTCCTTATTCGTAGGTTGGGATTCCGATGGCGGTCGGAGTCAGAGGTCGTCGTTGATGTGGAAGTAGGCTTTGAGCCGTTCCCTGTCCTCGCGTTGACGGCGGGTGAGGTTGTGCGTCGGGGTTGGCGGGCGGAGCGGGTCGTGCTCGTGGTCGAACCATGGGCGTTTGCGTTGTCCGGACAGCGTCCAGACCGCCTGTTCGGCTCCGTCGGGCGCGTAGACGGCGTTCTGCAACGCCATCCACGAGTGGCTCGTATGGTCTTTGAGGATTTCGCGGGTCAACGCCCAGGCGAGTCCCCAATCGACTCGTGGACGTTGGCCTTCAACCCATTCCCGGAAGCGTACGGGCCTGTAGATCTGCCCGTACGCTCGGATCCAGTCGTAGGCTAGTGCCGCGCGATTGTTGTTCCAGAGGTGGGCGAGGTAAACGCTTTTGGGTCCAGTCCGGATTCCTCGGCCCACGCCTTGATGGTCGCGGTGAGGTAGGCCATCGGACGTTTGGTCTTGCGCAGCACGTTCCAGAAGTTCGGCTGCATCGTCTGGAAGTAGGCGAGGAACGTGCTCACGCAGGCCGTGGTTTCCTCGTCGGACAATGCGGGCTTGCTTTTGATCAGGAGGATGGCCTGGACGAGTTCGATGGGCAGTTCCGCGTTGTTGAGGTTCGGCAGGTCGAGTTTGACGCCGGCGACCTCGAGGTGCACGTCGGGTTTGAGCTCTTCCGCTTCGGTCAGGTCTACGTCCACGACATGGTATTCTTTGTCGCTCATGTTGGCTCCGTTCTAATGGTTGGCGGTTGAATGGGTGTCCCGTGCGGCCGACCGCCATCGGCCGCACGGGAAGAATCAATGGGTCACTTGGCGTCTTCAGTGACGAGGCCCCATGCGTGGAACTGTTCGCCGTTGGTGCCCTTGAGCATCTTGAACGTCATGCTGAAGTTCATGATCTCGCTGGATTTCAGGCTCACGTCGTCACGGTCGCTCACCTTCGCGTTGGTGCCGTACAGGAGGAACGGACGGTCCTGCTGGTCGAGCGCGACCAGCACGAGGATCCACTCCTTCTTCAATCCGGCGCCCTTGATGCTGATGCCGCCGTCCGAATCGACGTCCACGTCGAAGTAGGCCGACACCACATCCTTGCGGCCCTCCATGGCGGCGAGCTGCAGGGTCCAGTAGCCCGGATCCGTGTCGGACAGCACGATGTCGCCGTTGTGGGCCTTGTAGTCGGTGCTGTCGCCCGGTTCCGGATGCAGTACGGCGCCGTCCTCCGTGGAGTAGCCGATCGGCTTCTTGCTTGCCGGCGGGGTCCAGGCCACTCCGGTCGGAGCCACGAACGTGCTGTCGCCCTTGGGGAACAGGAACAGCGCGTAGTTCTTGATCAGGCGCACGTTGCCTGCGGTGTTGCCGCTGGACACGTACCCGTAGTCGGTCGCGCCCTGCGCGGCGACGGTGGTTTTTTCGTTGTTGTCAGACATTCGTCTGCACCTTTCCGTTCTTCGCGTGTGGCGGCACGTTGTCTTTGGTTGTGTTTCAGTTGACGGTGACCTCGAGCAGGAGCACTCCGTACGCGCACACCAGCCTCTTGTCCTCGTCAGTCATGCGTACCGGCCCGGATTCGAGTGACGCGTCGATGAGCGGCGCGACGGTTCCAAGCCCGATGATCTCCCTCGCGATGTCGGCCCACAGGCGTGCGGCCTTGTCCCAGTCGCCCGTATGGTCCTCTCTCATGCAGCGCACGCTCAGCCGCAGCCGCACGTACTGCGAGATTGGGGTGCTCATGCCTTGCATGGAGTCGGCCAGCGTGGCTTCGGTGAAGGGAGGTTCGAGGTCGCTTCGTTCGATGGTGTCGAACGTCACGTCCGGGAACAGTGTCCTCAGTTTGGGCAGGAGCAGGGGTTCCGTGCGCCGGGGAGTGACCGGGATGCTCATACGCGCATCCTTCCGAGCGTGTCCTCTAGCGTGCCGTGCGCCTTCTCCACCGGTGCCGGGCAGATGATCGCCACGCCGCTACGGTTCTTGCCGTCATGGTCGCGGACCATGCAACGGTCATCCTCTACGGCGGCCTCGGCCGCGTCCCTCATGCGCGAGCGCAATGTCTCGTTTTTGAGGACCTGTTGGCTGAACGCCTTGCGGTTGAATACGAATCTGCATCGTTTGGCCATGCTTATCCTTCCCGTTCGCCCACGGTGATGACGTCGCCGATGTGGCGTCCGTGGAGGTTGTTCCACACTTGCGGCTTTCCTTTGACGGGCAGGAGGATGCCTCTGACTTTGATCAGGTCGGTGGCTTGGATGCCTGTCGGCTGGCTACCGCGGATGTGGATCGTGTATTCGATGGTCTGCGGGCTGGCGTTCTCCTCGGTCTGGTCGGTGGTAGAGGTTGGCGCGACCATCGCCTGGAACGTGCCGACGCGGACGGGTTTGCCCTGGATGGGGTTGCCGTCCGTGTCGGTGGTGGACTGGCCGCGCCACACTTCGATGGTTTCCACTAGGACGTCTCCCCCGTTGCCATGTCGACGCTGAACGCGCGCTGAGCGTTGATGCCAAGGATGCGTTTCTCGTCGTCGCGCAGCCAGAGATCGCCGGTGGGCGCTCCGAAACTGTATTGTTCGCTGAAGCTGCCGGTGGTCTGGTTCATCTGCGTGATGCCGCCGGGAATGTCGTACGGGTCGGCCTGCATGATTCTGCGGACGATGTCGCAGGTGATCTTCGTCAGCAGGCGTGGCCGTTCTTTTTGGAGACGTTGCCAGTTCGGGGAGCGTTCCTTGATGTAGTCGGTCACGTCCGCGAGATGCGTGTCGGCCTTCTCACGTTCCTCGTCGGTGAGTTTGTGCCACCTCTGTTCGAGGTCGACGGAGGTGGCGAACACGTCTGGTTCGACAGTCATGTCGGACTCCGTCAGGCGGTGAGCAGGACGAAGCGGTTGATGTCGCGGATACGGAAGCCGACCTCGATTTCGATTCGCACGGCGAACATGTTGTGCTCCCACAGGTTGACCTGCTTGCCGTCGATGGTGATGGACGCCTGGTCGGAGATGCTGGTCTGCATTCCTTCGACGGAACCCCATGCGGCGGAGGAGAATTCTCCGCACACGCCGAGGATCTCTGCCTTGGCCGGTCCCGGTGTCTCGGATACGGCGGGCACGTGAACGCCCTTGCTGATGTAGGTGCGGTTGCCGAGCACGGTGCTCACGTCGGAGGCGGCGGTGCCGTTGAGGAACAGGGGGCGTCCGTTGTTGTCGGTCGCCTGCCGGAGCACACTGCGACCCTGGGTGCTCAACGCCCAACCGTCCACGGTTCCATCCGCTTCGGACACGAGGTCGTCGGCTTTGTTCAGGTTCTTCCACACGTCCTTGCCGATGCTGACGGTCTGCGCGCTCTTCAGGGTGTCGAAGTCCGCACCCGGAGCGTCGACGAGACCCATGATGGTCTTGTCAAACGTGCGGGCGATGGCTCCCGGACCCTTCGCGACCACTTGGTCGTAGAGAGCGCCGAAGTCTCGGCGGAACTGGTTGGAGAACGGCATGATGACCGCGATGGTGTACGGCAGCATGTCCTTCTTGCCGAAGGTGACGCCGCTCTTCGGCTTCTCCGCACCCTCATTGACCCATGCGGCCTCCGGGTCGCCGATGATGATCGGCACGCGAGAACCGTTGCCGGGCAGTTTCATCTCCGGCACGAGCTGCATGAACGCGCTCTGGTATTTTGCGGTCTGCCAGATCTCCGCCTGGGTTTCAGGGGTGAGGTCTAGACCGTTGCTTTTTCGTGTCATGGACGGATCTGTCATGGTTTGTCCTTTCAAATGAATGTTGTTTGCTGGTTGGCTCACAGGAGCGTGTTGCTCATGGCGTTGACGAAGTCCTCGCGGCTGGAATGTTTAGCCTTGGCCTGTCCGGTGCGGGCGCTCTGGTCCGCAACCGTGCCGCGGGAACGCATGTCGGCGAACACCTTCATGAGTTTCTCGGCGTATTCGCCAATCTGCTTCTCGTCGTCGCCCGCGAGGACGCTCGGGTCGGTGATGCCGTGTTTGGCCGCGACGTTGGCGCGTATCGTGGAGAGCTCCTTCTCGTGTTCGGCCTGTTTGGCTTCGCTTTTGAGCTTCTCGTTCTCCTCGAGCGCCTTGGAGAGTTTCGATTCGAGGTCGGCAGTCTGTCCGGCCTTCTCCTTGAGCTCCTCGTAGTCGCTTTTCCTGCCGCGTTCCCTGCCGAGACGCTCGTTGATTATGCGGTCGACTTCCTCCTGGGTGAAGGTCCTCAGCTTCGCGTTGTTCACGTCCTTTGGGGCCGGAGAGTGCTGTTCCGGCTCCTGTTGGCCGTCCGCGCCGGTCTGGTTTTCTTCTGCCATGGTTGGTGGCTCCTTTGCTTGTTCTTGGTTTCCACGCCTGACGCCGGCGAGTTGACGGCCATTCTTGTTGGTTTCGCGCATGGCTGCGCCCCGCCCCATCGCTGGGGTGTGAAAGGTAAAAGAAAAGCCATCACGTTTCGACGTGATGGCTTTCTGGGATTCAGAGATTTCCCAGCGCTTTTCTTCGCGCGTATTCGGACCGCAGCTCGTCGGTCGACACATAGTCGCCGACGGACCAGCGCTTCTTTCCTTCGTTCCTGACCCATTCATATTCGTCCTGTGGCATGGAGATATCGCCATACTTGCGTTTGATTTCCGCAAGATGGCGCTCATCGGTGACTTCCTTCAAATCACCGGGCATAAACGTGAAACGGTCGGAACGATCCATAGGCTCAATCATAGCAGTCTCAGATAAACGATCGGTCTGCCGTCGGATGCTCCAAGCCCTTCGAAACGAAGAGCCCTTCCTCTCGGCAGAAGAATTTCGTATTCTCCCGGATGCTGAGTGATCGGCTCCACATACACGCCGGCGCTTCCCGGCGGTACCAGGATTCTTGTGGCGATGCGGTCTTCCCCATCAACGTCAATGCCTCCCTCCTTGATGCTGGTGGCCATGTAGCCGATGTGTTCGAAGGTGCGACCGGTATTCAAATCGAAAAGCGACTCCATGTCGTTGACGTGGAACGTCGACAACCGCATCTGCCTGTCAACCGTGAAACGTTCTCGGGTGATATGGTCGGATATCGCTTCGTCGATGCATTCGACCTGATGGATGACGTCTTTCGACGGGTTTCGTCCGCCGAACAGGTAGCCGTTGATACTTTTGTAGCTGTCTCCGGTCCAATCCATCAAAGCCGCGATCTTCTCGTCGTTGGAGAATCTATCTCCAGGCATCCTGACGCTATAATCCGACAATCTCGATAGTTCGGAAGCGCTGATTGGAATCGATTTGCCGCTCCATCGAATCGTCGGTTGGGCAGTCACACCATCATTGACCTCATCGTGATAGATGCGTCTCAATTGGGCTAGCGTGTCACGCCAGTCGCCGTCATCGCCGGCCGCAGCCTTGGCTGCCTGGTACATTTCACGATACTTGTCCGGATCGTATCCTTTGAGTTTGCTGCTGCCCCAGCTTGGCACGATGTCGCAGTCGCAGTCCGTATGGTATTGCATCTGCCGTCCGGCGGTGTCCTCGCTCAGGTAGGCGAAGCCACGCGAGGCGAGCATAAGGCAGAACGCGCATGTCTTAGCCCCTCGCGGCACACGCGCCCAGCGAGGCTTGGTGGGATCGTTGGCCACAGCCCTCTGCATGGTCAGCCGCCCGACGGTCTGAATCAGATTCTGCACGTATTCCAGCGCCTGCTCCTCGTCAGCGAACGTGGGCCACAGGTCGTCGATGGTTCTTCCGGCGTTGTTGTGAACGGCTCCGTTTTCATCTGGAATGACATCCTTGTAGTGCAATCCCATGAAGTCAGTGTTGTTGAAACCGCCTTCCATCTGCCAGACCGCGCGGTCGGCGGTGATGGAAGGCGGCTCGTATTCCGGCATATCGATTCCGCCGTACTGCGCCCACAGGTCGCGTACGTGGCCGTAGTAGTCGGATGCGAGCCTGCTGGCGGCGTCGGCATACCGGTTGATCTCCGCTTTGATGAGCTCCTGGCTTTCACCGTCCCAGACGAGGCCCGAGACACTGTTGCCGGCCTCCTTCTGCAGGCGGCTCATGGTGTCCGTGTAATCCTCGTACAAATCATTGAGGTCGAGTTCAAGCCTTCTGCGTCGTTCCGGCGGCAGGTTCAGACTGTTCGGGCTCATTCATACCGCCTTCCCTCGCCGCCGTATCGGTCTGCTGCTCCGTCTGTTGGCGCATGCCTCGAATCTGATCGAGTACCTGACCGGCCTGGGCCTTGCGCTGGTCGGCCTTCAGCCGGACGATCTCGCTTCGGCTCAATCCGGCGCGTGTCATGCCGACCTCGCTGTTGGCGAACGAGTCGATGCTTCCAGCGAGCTTGCTGAATGCGTCGGCGCTCATGGAGCTCGACGGCGTGTTCGGGTTCTTCCAGTCGACCTGCAGTTTCATCAGCTCCTCGTCTGACACCGATGGATCCTGCATCCGTGCCACAAGACGTGCCGCCTGCAGGATCGATTCACCGAAATCGCGATCGCAATGGCGCGCCTCGATAATCAGGTCCTCGCGCTGCGCCTCGGTCGCGTCGGCGGACGTCGGGTTCGCGTCGGACACGATGCCTAGCGAGCTGGCTGGAATGTTCATCGCACTGGCGAACATCGCCGCCCAACTTTTCAGCATCGTCAGATGCGGGTCCATACTCGACGCGGCCAGTTGCGTCACGGTCGGGGACTGCCCGTCGATGTCCTTGCTGATCATGTTGTAGCGACCCATATAAAGCTTTAACGCGTCGTCCGTGCCCAACGAGGCGAGTTCTTCGGAAGTGCCTGTCAGCAGGATTTTTGGGAACGCGTAGAATTCGGCATTCGCTTCGGCGCGCACGATGGTGCGGTTCGCGCCGTCGATGATGGCCATAGCGTCCCGGCTGATGCGGGAGCGTCCGAACGGTTTGACCTCGGTAGCCTTGTAGGCGAGGCGGAACACACTGCACTCGTTGTCGATGGTGGGTTGCTCATCGTCCACGCGCCACCAGTAGCCGAGACGGCGCTGCACGCTGATGTTGCGGTCGGGCATGTAGAGCACGAGTCCGGTGGCCTCATTGTTGTCGTCAACGTCGGTGATGGCCATGCACGCCCTGACCCGCCGGTCAGGGTAATCCCAGACGGCGGCCGAGCTTTCCGCGGTATGCGTGCGGATGAGCGGTCTTCCTTCGAAGTCCTGGACGACGCTGAGGAACGAACAGCCGTGAATGAGCGCAGTCTGGATAGCCTGCTGCAGAACGCTAGTGAATCCGATGCGGCTCATGAAGTCCTGCAGTTCGAACGGGTCGTCCACGCCCGGCGAGACGAATCCCTCGAACACGCAAAGCTCGGCGAGCATATCCACAGCCTTGCGCGCCCACCCAAGCGGCGTGTAATGATCCTTGATGGACTTCGGCACAGTCAGTCCAAAATCAACCAGTGGCTCCTTGGCCTCGTAGTAAGCGGTGAGTGTTCGGTTGCGGCTCGCATGGCGCGTCCACACCTCGGCGAGTTCACGCAGCAACGCGTTCTCCTCACCGGAGAGTCCGTCGATGTGCGTCGGCACGACGAGTTTCGGTACCGTTCCGGCTCCTCCCGTAGGTTTCCACCCGTCCGGCGCTGCCGTTGTCTGGATGTCGCTCATTTAGATTCCTCCGATGATCTGTCGTCTTCCCGGATGTCGCTTCGTCGTGCACGCCCCGTACAGGGCGAGTGTGGTGGACACGAGCGGCGTGATGTCGACATCACTGCCGAGTTTGTTCCAGGCGATCGCGCCGGACTGCCCCAATGGGCGCGTGGTCGCACCCTTGACGGCTACGGACAGCTGCGGCTGGTATTCGTCCCGCGGGTGCTTCAGCGTTCCGGCTTTGAGCATGTCGAGGAACCGGCCGCATGCGCGGCCCATCTCCTGCATGTTCGTGACCATGACCTTCACATGTGCTTTCTTCAGTTCCGGCAGCAGGCTCATGGCGGGCGACTGCGCGTCGATGACCACGCTGGCGGTCTTCGGCCAGCGTTCGGCGAGCCAGTCCACGGCCCACATGGTTCCCGCCTGCCGCGCGTCCTTGATGTTCGCCATCTGGATGATGGCCGAACCGTCCGCGTACCGTAGCGCGGCTCCGATGGTCAGCACGCTCCTGTCCGGAGGCATGTCGATGCCGAAGCTCACGGTTCCTCCATCCGGCACGTCGTCGATGGCCGCGGCCTTCCACAGGTCGGGGCTGATGGCGTATGCGGTGGCGGTCTCGTCCCATATGCCAAGCGCCTCACGACGGAATGAATCGTCCGACAGGTTGTTGCGCATGCGCATGATTGCCTGTTCGCTTGTACGTTTCGGATAGCTGGGATTCGCTTTAGCCCACTGTTCGCGGTCGTCCGGATCCGCGTCCTTGTCGGCGGCGAGCTCCACGTAGAGGAGGTTTCCGTCATGGTTCAGCGCATGCATGCGTTTCTCCGTGAACGCATCGCACTGGTCTCCCGGCTTGGGTGGATTGCCCATATACACGACCAGGGGGTTAGGACTCGTGTTCAAAACCGGAATCATGTTGTCCATCGCGCGCACTGTGAGAATCTGCGCTTCATCGAACACAGCCACGTCCACGCTGTGCAATCCTCGGCCGAAACCGTTTTCGCGGGCGCCGAACATGATGCGGCTGCCGGACGTGAACGTGATCTCCTGTTGGCCGTTTGCTCTGCGGATGCGTTCCACGTACCGGCCGAGCACTGGATTATGCTCCATCTCGCACATGTCCGCGAATGTCTCGTCGCTGGTGCGCGTATGGTGGGCGGTCCAGATGGCTTTCAGGTTCGGTGTGAGTATCGCCTTGAGGAACAACGCGGTGCCGACGGTGAAGGTCTTGCCGATCTGCCTGCAGCTGGACAGCACGGCGCCGTCCGCGCCACACGCATACTTGCCTTCCGCGTTCTTGGCGAACAGAAGCCACAAGAAGCCCTGCTGCCACAAGTCGAAACGGATGCCGGCCTTGCGCGCGGCTTTGTTGATTCGCGTGAACTCGCTGCCAACGATGCCTTCCGGCTGGCGGAGGACCTTGGCGATTTCAGACAATCGACGCTCCGACATCGTCCGTCACCTCGTCTTCCTCATCGTCCAACAGGTCGGTCAGACCTCCGCCCTGGAGTGATTCGATGCGTTCGCATACGTCGATGAGCTGGCGGCTGATCGCAGGCAGTGCGTTTGCCGGTGTGGACGTGTCATCCATGGCCTTCTGCAGTCGGTCACGGTTGGCGCGCAGCATGTCCAGCATGCTGCCGTCCATCATCCTCTCGAAGCTCCGCTGGTCGAGATCCCTTTCCGGCTTCTGTTTCGTTTCCACGGCTTTGACGGGCGGCTTACCGTTCCGGTCCTGTGCGGGCCGATTCTTTTTCCGACGCCGATAGTCTTTCTGCCTGCATTTCGCGGAGCAATATTTCTGTTGGCTGCCCTTACCACTTGGCCTAAATTGCTTACCGCATACTTCGCAAATCATTGCGTTTCCTTCATTCCAAAACCAGTGAGGAACCCGAGTTCTTCGCGCAATCTTGTTGCAGCAGCTTCCGCCCGTGCAAGCGTCTTGAATGGACCTCTCTTGTATGCCTTCCTATTCTTGATAACCTCAACTTGCCATGCTTTTCGATCGTTACGCCAGTAAACACCACGGATTCCGGATTTGCTGTTCTTATTACAGGAAACACGATATTCGGAATTCTCCTGAACCGTTACTGTTCTCAAATGGTCTGGATTAACGCATGAACGGTTGTGACAGATATGATCAATCACCATCCCATCTGAGATAAACATGTTATGAGTCAATGCATATGCGAAGCGATGTGCCGGAACGGACGTCTTTGCCAGACGGAATGTGCCATATCCCTTTGGGTGATGAGCACCGTTCCATTCCCAACATTTACTAGGGTCAGTGCTTCTGAAGTATTTATTAAATCGTTCTATGTCAGATGCTGACGCTTTGAAAAAGGCCATATTCCGCCTTTCATTCAACGTATGCGTAACACAATTCGTTACGCTTAAATTTCAAGAGAAATATCGGCACTGCACCCGAGGCGACCGGGAGGGGGCATACCCGGGGTCCCCGCCCTGGTATCGGAGTCAGATGCCGAACGTTTTGAACGGCATCGAGCTTGCTTTCACTTCCTGTCTGCCAGCCAGCAGCGCTCGTGCGTGTTCGTCTGTCTTGTCGCTCTTGAACCTGTTGCATCTGCGGTGCGTGAGCCTGCAGTTAGTGAAGCTGTATGGATCACCGCCACGTGAGACCGGTACGAGCTCGTCGACTTCGGCGCTCATCGGATGTGGTGTCTTCAATGTCTTGTCGACTGGCTTGCCACAGATGGCACACACGTCGTATGCGGCCAGCACTCTTGCCCTGAGCTGTCTGCGCCGCCAGCCGTTGCTGACACGCTCGTTACGCCGCTTGCTCATGTGGCCTCCCACATGTATGAGCCCCGGGGTGTCATGGATGCATCAATGATTATCTTCGCCGTTGGCTTGCTGGAATGCCGGTATAGGGGCTCCCGTATATGGACACTCCCGTGTCTTGTAGGGGCTCCCCATCATCTGCGAATACCCCTACCCCGGGTTTGTTTCATGGGTGCCTTCGGCGGGATTCGAACCCGCGTCCACACGCGGCCACAAGGAAGAGAATCCAATAAAGACTCGCGGCCGGTACGATCTACCACTGATTCCTACGAAGGCATACCGGCAGGCGGATTTGAGCATCACCGCATCACGGAAGCACGGGATTGGCTTGCCTGCCACATTGAGGTATGCCCACTCTGACGGGAGTGGGCGGAGCGTGTCCGATATGCCGTTCGGACAGGACGGGATATAACCCAAGGAGTTAGGAGAATCCATCGGTGGATATGAAAAGGGTTCAAACCGTTTTCCGGTTTGAACCCTTTAATCCACTGACAATTCTGCCTTGCACTTTGAAAAATGTCAAATCACGTCATGCCGGGCGAGGCGCGCGTGTACGTCGGACAGGCGGTACAGCGGCTGTCCCTTCTCGTTTCTGCCGGCCGGTTGGATCCTGCCGCGCTTGCGCCACGAGTAGATCGTGTTCACGCTGCACTGGAACCCGCATTCGCGCAGCAGCTCCGCGCACTCCCCCGCCGTGAACGCCCTGCCGGATTCGATGCACTCCTTCAGGAACCCCAATCGCACGTCGACCACGCGATGAGTGTTGCCGCACACCGGACAGTCAACATTTACCGCGCCGACCTCCGCACTCAGCTCCACGCCGCACAGAGGATTCAGGCACCTGCCGATACCATGCTTGGATGGCGGCACGTCGATGATGCCCAGCGTCTTGCGCGCCAACCGCTCCCAGTCATGCCAAATCAGACCAATGTCCGGCAATCGTGAAAGACGATTGCAATCCGCGCAGATACTCAGGCATTTCAACACGGACGGATGAATCCTGCTATCGGCCCATGGCATGGCCGGCGGAGCATACAACCGCCGCCAAAGAGCGACAGCCAGATCATCGATCTCCTGCAGATGGTCAATCACAGACAACCTGACCGGCGTTGGAGCCGAAGCCAAATTGGTACGGCCGGGCTGATGGCCACCGTAATGTGCGGTGCTGTCCAGAAACTCGCGCAGGACCTGGATCCATGACGGATAGTCGCGGAGCCATCCCCTCATTACGGCATCGCACTTGTCACACAGCGTATTGCGCAGATTGCACTCCCCGCCGCACACTTGGCACATGCCGGCGAGCGCTGGCTTGTGTTGGTTGGTTTGTGCTGGTTGTGTCTGGTTTGGTGTTGGTTGGGATTCGTTGGTTGGTTCGTTCATTTGTTCGATTCCCTCCGGCGGGTGTAGTCTGGTTTGTGGTGATGCCAAGAGCCCGGCCGGAAGGTCGGGTTTCTTGTTATTCGCGGGTGTGTTGGATGATTGCTTTGATTTCCTCTTTGGGGACTTGTGGCATCAGTGGCGCGATCTCATCGAGGCTGTATCCGGCCTGATGCCATTTGATGATCATGTCCATGAGGGTTTTCTTGACTTTCATTTCGTTTCCCTTCGTATTTGCTGGATGATCGTCTCGTATGGTTTGCGGTGGAAGATGCGTATCCACCATTCGGGGCGGCGGCCCCATATGGTTTTGACTTCGGTGAGGGGAAACCATGATACGTACCATTTTTGGCAATTTCCGCAGTACAGCACCTCGCCTTCCTCCTTCGGTCTGGGATGCTCATGGTCGAACGCTGGCGGCCTTGGCACCAAATAACTTCGATTGCTCATTTTGCGTCCTTGAGTGTGATGCGTTTCATTCCTTCGCCGCCTTCATTTCTTGGACTTCACCGTCGAAAAAATCGATGATGAGATTGCAGATGGCGACCGCCGACGTTTTGAGCTGGGTTTTTTCCTTTTCGTTTTCGGCTTTGATGGCGAAAACGCCATCCTTGCTGTTGAAATTGATTCTCATTTCGTGTCCTTCGTGGTTGGGCGGACGGTGAATGCGACGAGTCCGGTCTCGGCATGGAACACCTTGGCCGGCTCGCCAGTCCTCAAGGACATGGCCTGCGCGTAGTCGCCGGCATCGTCGATGTTCTCGAACGTTCTGACGCCTTCCGTGGTGACGACGTTGTAGCTCATCTTGCCGGCTCCTTGCCCACTACGCTCACATGGCTCCAGTCGCATGACAGGCCGCCCTGCTTGTAGCCCGAGTAGACGACGCAGTCCACTTGCCTCGTGTCGGTCAGGGTGATGACGCATTCCGTGAATACGTCGGCCTCGGCGGAGCACTGCGAGTCGACGGACCTGACCGCATGCGCTGGCGTGGAAGGCTCCGACGCGCTTCCGCATCCGGCGAGCGCCATGCATATGACGGTGATGGCGAGTGTGATGCGTGTTGTTTTTCTCATTTCGTTTCCTCCTAGTGTTTGCGCCATTCGCCGTTGGCGTATCGGTTCCATCCTCGGATCGCGGTTTTGATGCTGTCGTCCGGGGTGGTGATCCAGATGGCGTTCGGACATCCACGGCATTTGGCGATCCATACGTAATGCGCCGTGGTTCCGATGATGCTGGCGTATGGTTCGATGCTTGGCTTCCTCGTGCCGCAGTAGGGGCATGGACTGGTCCTATGCCATTTCCTGGCATGCGATGTGGTGTTTTTCATGGTTTGCCTTCCGTGATGACGACGGCGCGGATGCCGTCCGAGGTTTTGTTCGTATGGTGGCGCAGGTCGCAGTCGATGACGTGCAGTCCTATGCCCCGGTATTTCAGGACCGCGTGGACCGGACTCAACCGAATCAGATCCAATGGGCCGTCCAACGTGACATCCATGCCAGTGAGTGCGATGCATCGACGGCCGATCAGGTCGGCGGGATTCCGGTACCGCCACGCCATATGCGTCTGGACCGTCATGGCCGGCCTCCGATCCAAGCGACCAGGACGGCCGCGCACAGGAGCATCATGGAGACCGCTGTCATCACCATGCTCCCTTCAGAAGCTTGCGGTACCACTTGTAGTCGTTGATGTCGCGTCGGATGCAGTCGCGCACCCTATGCGTGCCGGAATGCGTCCCGTACGGGTCTTCGGGGCAGTCCAGGAACGTGAGGTAGCGGCGGAGCGTGGTCAGGTCGAACTTGCGGTAGGACAGCCACCTGTCCGGGGCCAGGTCGAGGCGTTTGAGGAAGTCGATGTCGAAGTCCACGTTCGTGCCCGCCGGAACCAGCGTGAAGCGTTGCGACAGGGAGTCGAGATACTCCTCCACTGCGTTCGCCACAGCATCCACGCAGTCGTCGTGCGCGGAGCCGTTCAACAGCTCGAACAGCAATCCATTGTCCGTGTGCATCGAGAACGCTATCGGGCTCATGTCCAATAGGTCGAGATAGTCCGGTCTGATGATGCGGTGCAGGGATCCGAACGAATGTTCGCCCAGCACGTCGGTGCATTCCATGCCGACCTCCAACGGCAGACTGTCATTCCTGTCCGTGCCGGTCGTTTCGAAGTCGAGCCAGAGCAGCGCCTCCGGCTTCCCATTCCGGTCTTTGTCCTGTTTCCTCATGATTCTTCCTTCCAATTGCTTTGCCATTCGATGATTTCGATTTGCGTGAGCCGTTGTGCCGTGCCGTCATCCAGCAGCCACCACCAGTCGCCGTTCCAGTCGCGTATCGGCACGCTGAGCGGACCACGCCAACTCGGGATGATGTAGCCGAACCGTTCCGCCTCGGCCGGATGCGCGTGCGTCCAACCATGACAGCCGGTCGTACCGGAACCGCACAGTTCGACGATGTTGCACGGCAGGTCACGCACGGTCGGGTCGGCCCGACGGCGCAACTGCCTGTGGTGGCCGCTCCTGCCCGGCCAGACGGTCGGGTCGTGCAGGTTGCGTCCGCAACGCATGCAATGCCAGCCCTGACGTTGCAAGGCGACGCGTTTCGATTCCTGGAATTGCCGGTCGCTCATCGTCGCTCCCTTCCGAGCTGTTCGAGCAGGCTGATGCAGGTCGAGCAGTCGCGTTTGATATCGCGGATGCGGTCAAGGTCCATATCGGCGAGCGCTGGGCCTTTGAGCGCGTCGAGTTCCAATCGGTCGGCGGCTTGGATGGCCGAGGTGAGGACGCCGGCCATGTGTGCGATGGTCATGGTGTTCATGCCGCCGCCTCCTGTTCGAACAGTTGTTCGGCTAATACGTCGCCGGGCACGTTCGCGAGCTGACGGCGCAGCATGTCCGGGTCCACGCCCTGGTTGAGCAGGTCGGCGACCTTGCATGCGAGCTCCATGTACGTGTCCGTGCCCTCGCAGGCTATCGAGCCGACTACGCGTTTCACCTCTTCGCTGCCCCACGTATACCGTCGGCGAACGTTGGAATCCTTTAGTGTGGCGAATCCGCGTTCCTTGCCTTTGATGAGCCAGTTGCGGTATTTCGCGTTCCAGTCGGCCGAGCGGGCTCCCGAGTCGAGGGCCCTGTCGCGGAATTTGTCGGCTTCGATGCTGCAGTCGATGCCGAGCCGGTCGGCGAGCGCCCGGTGTTCCTCAGAGGGTTTCCAGTCGGCTGGTATTGGGATTGGTTTTCTCGCGCGCGCGTCTCTCTCAATAGTTTTAGGAGTATTAGGAGTATTAATAGTATTGTGTGCATACTGCGTGCACCCCAGATTCACCGCAGATTCACCGCAAGTGCACCCCAGTTGCACATCAGTTTCTTGGGGTGCATGATATGCACCCCTGTTTTCCCCTGTCGGTTTCTGGGGTGCACGGCGTGCACTCCCACGCTTGGGGAAATGCAGGTTATACACCTTCGGACGACGGTTCGGCGCATAATCCTCCACAAGACGTTGGTTGCCATATTCCAGAAAACCCTTCTCACGAAGCGATTTGAGCTTGTTCTTCACGGTGCGGTCCGACATATGCAGCCGTGCCGCGATGGTCTTCGTGCTGCATGCGAACCCTTTGCCGTCATCGCCGGTCCAGTCCGCCACCATCATCGTGATGCGAAGCTCATATGGGTCGAGGTCCCATTCCTGGTACAGCAGCTTCCGCACATTTTCCATACTCATGATTTCTGCTCCTTTTCGACCATCGCGCCCTTGAGTGCCTCGCGTTCCTCCGCACTGGGCTGGTATCCGAGGTGTTCCAATGCGCCGTACCAGACGCACATCTCATCAACGCCGCGCATGGTGCGCCACGCACGCCAATCGGCGTTGTCCTCCTGGCGTGCGGCCAGCACGTCGAGGATCCGCAGCGGCCTGTCCCTCAACACCATGCGGATCTGGTCGAGGTTCTCCTTGCATTCCAACGACCAGTGGTCGCCGTCATGCTCAGTAATCGGCAGATTCCATCCAAAACCGATGAGCGCCTCCACGACACCCTCGCCATGGAGGCGCTGGCCCACGAACATCGAATGCCAGCCAACCGTCTCAGCGAGCGCGAGTTCGCAGATTCCCGCCACTGTCCGTTCGCGGGTGAGCGTGTGGAGGTTGGTTCGCATCCATGCGAAACGCGTGTCCCTCGCAATCGCCTCGAAGTCCCTAGCCTTGCGGTCGAGTTCCTCCCCCCGTGCCATGATGGCCTGACGTTCGGCTTTCGCGCTCTCAGCCCATTCGAGCTGGTCGAGTGGAATCGGCTCGTACAGGCAGTAGTCGCCGTGGTTCTTGAAGACGCAGAATTCCGGCCACCCATCCTCGCCCGTGAACTGCTTCCAGAACGGATCCCGAGTGGAGGAAATGACGGTGCGCCGCCTGTAGCCGCGCGGTTCGAACGTCCAATAGTTCTTCCCGTCCGGGAAGGACTCGACCCTGACACCGGCCTTCGCGAGCGCCTTGTCGGCCTCACCGCACCATTTCGTCTTGTCGCGTTCGCTGACGAGCCTTCGGTATGTCCATTCGAAGTCGGTGGACCGTGCGAGCTCGCGTTGCATGTCGGGGTCGGATTCGAATTCGGCGAGCTTGTCCAACTGGTCGAGCGACAGTTGGCTGAAATCGGCGGACATGTCGCGCGTCTCCTGCGGGATTCTGGCTATCTTCAACCGTCTGCGAACGAACCAGTCGCTGCGTCCCGTCTTTTCGGCCATCTCCTTGACCCGCACACCCAGGTCGAGAAGCCCTTGGTAGCCGTCGGCCTCCTCCACGGGAGTCAGGTCGGAGCGTTGCGTGTTCTCCACGAGCATGATCTCGCGTTCGCGGCGCGCGTCCATCTCCTCGACGATCGCGGGCACGGTCGAGAGTCCCGCCTGTCTGGCCGCGGCGAGCCTGCGGTGGCCGATCACGACACGGTACTGTTTGTGTCCGCCGATGTCCGTCTCGCCGGTCGGCGTGACCAGCAAAGGCTGTTTGATGCCCTGGCTTCGGATGCTCGACGCCAGTTCTTCCACGTCGCCGACCTGCTTGCGTGGATTATGCGGGTTGGCATGCAGGTCGTCCACTTGCAGATTCTCTATGGTGATACTCATGATTCGTCCTTAGAAATCCGGTTCGGATTCCGGCTTGCCGAAATCACCGAACGATGCCGATTTGTCCTGTGGCTGACCCCACGGGTCGGACGGCGGAAGCGAGGTGCCGGCAGCGGTGGCCCCGCCCGTATAGCCCGCCGGAGCGGAGGACGGATTGCCATACGCTCCAGCCGTGCCACGCTGCGCCTTGGCCACCTGCGCGGTCGCATAGCGCAAGCTCGGCCCGATCTCGTCCACCTGCAATTCCATGGAAGTTCGGCGCTGATGCTGCTCGTCCTCCCACGAATGCTGCGTCAGCCTGCCCTGGGCGATCACACGCATGCCCTTTGCCAGGCTTTGCGCGCAATGTTCGGCCATGTCGCGCCACGCGGAGCAGCGCATGAACAAAGCCTGACCGTCTTCGAACTGGTTCGTGTTACGGTTCCAGGTGCGCGGGGTTGAGGCAATCGTGAAGCTGGCAACGGCTGCGCCGCTACCAGTGGTACGAATCTCCGGATCCGCGGTCAGATTGCCCACCACCGCGATAATCGTCTCACCAGCCATTAGAACCTACCTTTCACGGCGAGAGTCTTGATGATGCGGATGGTCTCGCCACCATCCCTGGTCTTCACCATGTGCGACAACTGAGCCTTCGCGCCCTGATGGAAACTGTCACCAGGCATCACCTCCAACACCGGAGACGCAACCTCGGACACGAACCGGCCCACCAGTCCGTTGAAACGCACGCCCAACGATTCGAGGATCACCAGCTCCTTCCACGCCTCACCCTCCATCACCCGACGGCACGCCTCCGCCACGGCCCTGTCGCCACACGTCATCCTCTTCTCGTCGACGTCCTTGACCGGAGCGTTCGGACTGAAATGCCAATGCGGCAGAATCTCCTTCATCGGTTCCTCCCTTGACCTTGATTGATTGATATGAGCCGGACCGCTGGGCGCCATGACAGCAAAGAAGCACGCCCATCGTTCCCACACCACCAAGAAAGCTGAACGAAGCGGGGATGCGGGCGGCGTTGACGGTCCGGCCAAGCGCCGGCGGCGGGATTCGAACCCACAGCGGACGGCGTGACGGCGGAAGACGTGAGAGTGAATGCGTGAAATGCAATGTGAGATGAAGGGACCCACGCCTCCGCCATCCGTCCGCGTCCTTGTACGCCGGCGGATACGGTCAGACGTCGCCATCCACGTCATCGCGCGGAGCGAACCTGACCGTCAGCCACAGGACCGTGACCAAATACACGCCCTCAACCACAAGCGCGCTCGTCAGACCGCCGCCATGCCAGGTGAGCATGAGCGTCACGCTCACGACCAGGCCGACCACGGCCAGCGTGAACTTCAAACGCCTGAGCGTGTAGTTCGGCCTTCCCTTTTCGAACCTGTCCTCGATGCGATAATCGTTGTCCGTCATCTTGCGCCTCCGATTCTTTGAATGAATGTCCTTGCCTGGTCTTTTCCGATGCTCGCCAGCTCCTGGCTTCCGTCGACGTCGAGTGCCATGAGGCTGGCGCCCTTGCCCGTGACGCGAATCGCGTAGCCGGTCAAACCGAACATGATCACCGTGTCCTTCGGCGGTACGGGTGGTGCCAGCAGCGTTTCCGCGTCGATTCTCCTGAGTGTCATCACAGCTCCTTGTTGATCGTGTCGATGATGAGGTCCACGAGACCGGTGACGTCGAGGTCGATGTAGCCGACGATGTGGCCGAGCGACCTCATGGCCTCCGCATCCACGTCCTTGAATGGGTGGACTATTTCGCCCTGGGTCTCGAATTCGTCGAACACGGCCCTCACGCACGCCTTGCGAATGTCGTTCATGTTTACTCCTCCAACGATTTGACGTATCGGTCCATTTCCTCGCGTCTGATGTGACGGCGGGAAGGCGTTCCTCGTTTGCTTGGCGGACGAAACGTGTCTATGTCGCCCTGGTTGACAGCCTGTCGGAGGCCGTCGTAGTCGATTCCGTACAGGCTCGCGGCCTGCGGGAGTGTCCATGCGAGCCTGTCCTTCAACGGGATACGGCTCGCATCCTTGAGCTCGTTCTGCAAGACCATCACGCGCCTCCTTTGCGTGTGTGATGCCGGGCGGCGTTAGGAGAACCGCCCGGCCCTCTCCTAAAATCGGTGTCATCCCGCATTTCCGACGTGCGGGCCGAACAGTTAGGAGAAGAATCAATGGATGGATCCGTATTGGCCGCATGGGCCGGTGCCGCGGCCTCGCTGTTTGGTGCCGGATTGACCGTTTGGTGGCCCTGGCATAACAGGCCGCAGGCGGACTGGACCCTGCTGGAGCACTTGTCAGATCCGGGATGTCCAATCTCCGCAACGATTCCCGGGTTTTCCGATTGGCTGAAGTCTCGCGGCGAGGCCGAGCCGGATTCCGTCTGCTCCGTGTACAATTCCGGTGACGGCGACGCGTACGACGTCTCAATCGAGGGGATTGGATGCAAGGCGTATTTCCTGCTCCTGAGACCCATCGGCGACAACATCGAGTTCATGACGCCGAGCAGTATCGCGCAATTCAAAGCGGCCGACCGTGTATACGTCATCGTGCACGCCGATAATAAAGCCGATGTCATAGCAATCCGCCTCCATTGGACGAAGCAACCGACGCATTTGATGCGCCGCGTGTTCCGCTCCTATTCGATTCATGGGTCGCTCCCGGAACAGCCGCGTCATCCGATACCGGAGACGAAACGGCATTTCCCGACTCTGACGAGATACCGGTTCGAGCATTCGAGACTGGGATTATGGTTATTTGCGCATCCCCGACTGCATCCGATTTCCCGGACTCTGGGTTCTTCCCCAACGACAGGATCCAACCGATCGGATCAAGATCAATGAGGATCCGAATCAAAGCCAGGGAAAGACTGAACAAGCCAGCAGTAAGCGATATGCATGCCGGCAGCCATGTCTCACCCATCACGCCCCCGCTTCCAACGACAGCTGGGTGCGACCCCAGTACCGGTCGATGAAATAGCGCTGCCCCTTGCCCGTGACCTTCGGAGTGCGGCTGACCGTGGTGTGCCCATCCGCATGGGTGACGGTGGTCTCCTTGATGCGGAACAGGCCGAGGTCCATCGCACGCTGTGTCGGCACGTTGCGATTCGAACCGGACTTGCCGAGATACCCGTCAGCCTGAAGAAGACGGAACAGTCTGTTCTGGCCGATGTCCATCCCGTTCTGCCGGAGCATCTTCGCAAGCTCGCCGACCAGGCACGTGCCGTCGGACGCGGCTACGGCGTCCGCGAACCGCGCTTTCGGCTCCAGTTCCACGATGCGCGTCTGCTGTTCGGCGATGCGTTGCTTCTGCGCCTCCATGGTGCGTTGGCCGATCATCACGGCCTTCGCGAGGATGGTCATGTCATCATCCGCGTCTATGGTGGGAATGTAGCCGCCGGTCCTGCGGATCTGGGGAAGCACCTCATGCGTCACCCAACGTTGGAACTCCTTCGCCTCCGGCTTGCGGGACTTCATAACTAAGCGGTAAAGACCGGGTTCGCTGATGATGATCTTGTTTGGATTGCCTCTAACATTTCCCTCCGTAATTCGGAGGGTATTCATCTCGTCGGAATCAAGGCTCTCACTGAGGTGATTGGTGTCGATGCCGAGGATGTCACACACGTCCTTGGCGACGAACCAAGGTTCCCCCGCCTCGTCGGTCAAGGTGCGCAATGCCGCTCCCTTGAAGTCGAACTTCTGGATTTCGTTGTTCATTGGATTCTCCTTAGAATCGTTCTCATGTTTTCTTCCGTTGGAATTGGTGATTGGGCGACTTGGGCTTCGGCTGTCATCGCCGTCGTGTCCGCTGTCGTGAGCGTGTGGTGGCCGCACCGCAACCGGCGGCAGGCCGGATGGTTCGCTACTGTTTATGACGATGTTGGTCGGGCCATGCTCATGCATGGATTGGAATCGTGGACGCCTCATAACGGCCGTGGTACCCCGGATAGGCTTTTCAGCGTTCTCAACGACGGGGACGGCGATGGATTCAACGTGTCGTTCACGGTTGATGGCGGAGAAGCCGCAATCGTTACCGTCCAGGACAACGGAATCAACCGCACCGCCGTGGAACCTTCGAACGTTCATGTCGTCGCTCCCGGCGAGACGGTTCTGGTTGCGGTATGGATGGATTCCGATGACGTGGCTCTCGTGATCCACTGGACGCTCCAGCCAACGCGTCTGGGCAGGCGTGTGTACCGTCGCATCCGCGTACAGGGGAAGATCGACCGTCAGCCTTGGAAGCCCCTGCCGGAGCCGGAGCATGATCGCGGCATGAATCTGACCTTGTATCGGCTGACGCATTTCCGCGAGACCCGACTTGCACATAGGCTTTCCCGATTGAAACGGAACGCGATCTCGTTCCTGCGACGGAATCGATGACCGACAAAATCAGTTCGACCACTGCCACGATGTCGGTCACAGCAGTAATGGCCATCAGAATGATGCTCCTTACAATTCCTCCATGCCCGTAAGCCATTGGCCACCCGAAGAACAGGAAGCCACATGCAACCGTGAAGAACGGCATCAGAAGCAATTCAGCCACTTCCCCGCCAGCGCAGAGCAACACATCGAGCAGGATGCTCATGCCGATCAGGATGGAAATGACGACCAGTGAGCAGATGCATAGTCCGAAAGCCAGATTCGCAATCATGTTTTTTCCTTCAGAGCCTGCGCGGACACGAGATTCACGAGGTTGAGCAGATCATGCGCATCACAGTAGAAGCTCAACCCGTACGATGCGCCGAGCTGAATGGTCAGCAGGAACCTGCCATCACCGAACGCCGGGGTGACCTTGAATCGCGGGCGCCAATCCTCGGGACCGCCCAGCAGCATGTCCTGCGGATGGTCGAACACCGGCTGCTCCTCACAGGCGGCCAGTTCCTCGCGGATAACCTCCCTTATCGCGCCCAGCATCGCCGGGTGCAGACGTTCGAACTCCTCAACGGAGATCGGGTTCGTGGATTCGTCCGGTGTCTCGGCCGGAATGTTGATGCTCATTTCGGATTCTCCTTTCGATTCATGCGTCGGCGAGCGCCGGTTGCCTATGGTTTGATTTGGTTGATTCCGTCGATTGGCTGGAGGAGCTTGATCATGAGCTGGTAGAGGCTCATGCCGAGCATTGCGGCGGCTTTCTCGAGTTGTTCGGTGGTGAACGACCCTTCGCCTTGCAATCGCTTGCTAATGTTTTGCTCGCTCACCCCAAGTTCTTTGGCGAGCGCGGCCTGCGTCTTGCGGTGGCGTGCGAGCTCGCCGCTGAGGTTCCTTGCGATGGTTTCCGTTTCGCTCATCGGTTGCCGCTCCTTTCTGGTTGGTCCGTTCCCTTGCGACAACTCTCAATCTACCTATTTAGGTGATTCAATGTATCTACCTATATAGGTTCTTTACAAAATCTACTTATTTAGATAGACTTCAGGCATGGCACGAGGATCTAAAAACGAAGTCACCGAAGACAGCAAAAGAATCATCGATGTATGTCGACAACTGTTGAAAAATAGCGGCATCACAATAGACGAATTCTTTGATTCCAGCGGATTGAGCAACAACTACTGGTACAAGCGCATGCGCTATGAGGCACCGTTGAACACGTCCGACGTGGAGCACATCGCCTCCACATTCGGGCTCACCAGCCTCGACATCTACACCCGCGCCCTGGGCAGCGAGGCCGCCCGCACCTACGCCCGCGAGCGCGAGTCCCGGATCACCGATGATCTCATCGACCGTATCGCCGCGCACCCCGAAGACTATGACATGGCCGCAAACAAGGATTCGAACGCACGCCTCGAAGCCGAAACGCCGGACGATTGATGGATTGAAAGGAACACGAATGACCGAATACAACCTGTATTGCGATGAGACATGTCACCTTGAGCATGATGATTCGAACAGCATGGCTCTGGGAGCCGTCATCGTGCCAAAAGATAAACGCAAAGAGATATGCGTCAGAATCAAAGAAATCAAGCAGAAACATGGCATATGCGCCACGAATGAGGTGAAATGGGCAAAGGCACGAGACCGTATGCTGCCGCTCTATCTGGATCTCGTGGACTACTTCTTCGATGACGATGACATATCGTTCCGCGTGCTCCTCATCCCGGACAAGAATCTACTTGACCACGAGAAATACAATCAGGACCACAACACCTGGTATTACAAAATGTACTTCGAGATGCTCAAGGTCATCTTCGATCCAAAGCAAAGCTATAACGTGTTCGTCGACATCAAAGACACACACTCGAGTTTTCGAGTCAGCCAATTATGGGATGTCTGTTCGAACAACATGTACGATTACGATCACAGAATCATCCAGAAAATCCAGCCGATACGTTCCGACGAAGTACAGATCATGCAGCTCACCGACATACTCATCGGCGCAGTATGCCGTTCGCAGCGAAAACTACCGGAACAGCATCAGAGCATGGCGAAGCGCCGAATCATCGAACGAATCATTCAACGGTCGGGATACAAACTAGACCGGAGCACACTGCTGAAGGAGACCAAGTTCAACTATTTCGTATGGAGGGCGAGATGAATCCGCATTGGCTGCCCGGATTGATTCCTTGGAATCAAGAGCACGGAGAGACATGGGAGCAGTATGAGCAACGACTGTTCCATGTATTCCAGAACGAGTTCAGAGAGTCCTTCCAATACGACGGGAAACCCGTACACTACAAAAGAATGCCCTACGACGGAATCTATCCGGAAGCCTTCATGCATCTGACCACATGCAATCAAGACAACTCCGGCTCACGGCTTCCGGATGCCGAACGCAGCGAACGCATCAGCTGGCCCAGACCGGTAGTGGAGCATCATCCGTTCTGCGAAATATGCGAATACGCCCAATGCACGCGGCCTTGGGTATGGAGAAAAAACGACAAGAACAAGGATCGAGTGAAGATATATCTTCCAAACCAACAATATCTCGTTGTTCTAGGAGAACGAAGGGATTACTGGGTACTCATAACCGCGTACTACGTAAACCGCCAATGGAGCATAGACAAGCTGGAAAAGGAATATAACTCCAGATTCAGCACAAAAATCCAATAAAAAACTAGAGCCGCCCGTTAAGGACGACTCCGAAGACTCCTTCTACAACATGTAGATGAGCTGATTCAAATATCACATACGACACTCCAACTGTCAAGCGGAACTTGACAAACAGCAAAAAAGTACTTCTCGAAAAACAATACTTTCGGAAGAGAGGAATGTGGATAACAAGACCGTTGCGGACCTTCATCGGAGCGCGGAATCCATGGGACTGTCAATCGTATCGCGCGACCTCCCACGCGACATATGTGGCCTGTACGACGACCGGCACAGGCTCATCCTGCTGGCCGACTGGCTCAACCAACGCCAACGCCGCTGCACGTTGTGCCACGAGCTCATACACGCCAGACACCATGACCCAGGATGCGGTACACGATACGGAATCAAATGCGAGCGCCGTTGCCGCAGGGAGACCGCGCTGGCGTTGATCTCACCGGTGGATTACGGCATGGCCGAGACGGTGTACGAGGGCAATACGTGGATGATGGCAGTGGAATTGGGAGTCACCATCCAGGTGTTGAACGACTACCGGCAGCTATTGTACGATTCCGGCGTGTGCGTGCAGTAGTCTTATACGGCTTTATAGGGCCTTATATCCGTTTATAAGTCTTTATATCCGCTTTGATTCCTTATAGAATAAAGACCCCGGCCACTCGCATGCCGCGAGCATCAGAGGTTTCTTGGGTTCCATAGCATCCGGCGCGAAGACCGCGGCCTCGCTTTGACCGAACACCGTAGTTATAAAATGGGTGTATAATTTTCCACAGCAATTATTTTTTACGTTTTTCCGGCGGAAGGATTCGACTTGGAAAAATACTCATATCTGAATGGCAAGGACGAGAAAGACATCATCAAGGACCGAGTGATGGAGCTGACTCCCCTGATCCGGATTCTGGAAGAGTCCTATGCCGACGTTCTCACCATGGAGAAAACCCAGTTTTTCTCGCAAGGGCAATACCGGCTCAAACGGGCCGAAAACGTGAACATGCGGACCCGCAACCGATGGAATCTCGAACAAGAGAACAACACCTGGAAGGTCGTGGACCCGAACTACACGCATCTGCAAGACGAGGTCACGCGAATGCGAATGGAGATACATCCAATCGACAGCCGCACCGGAGGCGTTCCCAAACCTGCGAACACGGTCGCGGCATGGGCAAGATACAACCAGCACAAATGCCTACCGGCGGAATTAATCCCGGAGAACATCTCTCCGGACGGCGAATTAGTCCCTGACCTCTCAAATGTCAACCTGATTGCTGCATGGACCATCGTGGATGGTCATGCAACCATCACTCTGCATAAGATCATCGACGCCAAGAAACTCAAATCGTGTCTCGACATTCCACTCCTAGGAAATCGTGAGGACCAATCTAAGATACGGTACGAGGCCGCTCCAGAGAACGAGATGCTCATCCCCAACCTGATCGACGAGGAAACCAAGCACTCGGAAAAGAAGACCGAAGCAGAGAACAAGGGCTAACGAGAAGGAAACGGTCCGCCCAAATAAAACGAAAGGAACCAACCATGGTTGAATACAATCCAGATCGGATTGTCCTCATGCGCAGGTTGGAAAAAAAGACGCAAGCCGAACTGACAGAGGGAACGGGAATATCGACAGCAAAAATCAGCAAAATCCAAAATCGAATCGTCCCGTTCACCAAGGAGGATGCCGAAAAAATCGCCACGTGCGTGGACTATCCGCTGTCGTTCTTCTCCATGGATGACACACCTACCCCACCGAAGGAACTGACCTATCGTAGATCTTCAAAAACCCTCGTCCGTGAAATCAACGCAGTCTCCGCCGAATATGAGATCATGGCAGGCACGGTACGCCGCATAGCGGAGCGCCTTCGGATGAAATCGCACCTGCAGTGGATTGATGATATAGCCCCCAGAGACGGAATCCCGCTTTCCATGGAAAAAATAAACCATATCGCGCAGGAAACGAGACGTTATCTCAATCTTGCCGATACGGGCCCGGTCCGTAACGTGACGAGAGCGTTGGAACGCGTCGGCATTGCGGTGATGCCCATGCATAGTTCCGGTGAGGAATCGGAATACAAAACAACGAGCGAGGGAGTGTCGAACCCGACCTTGGATACGCCAGTGCCTGTGATCGGGTATCTCGGACGCAACAACACCGGGGACCGGCTCCGCTTCACCAAAGTACACGAATTAGGCCACATGATTCTGCATAAATACAGGATCCATCTCACACGGCAGCAGATGGAAAGCGAAGCCCACCAATTCGCCGGAGCGTTCCTGATGCCGGAAGACGACGCAAGAGCAATCTTCGCCAAGAACAACAGCATCAGCACGTTCGTGGACGCAAAGGCCGGATGGGGAATATCCATATCCGCGCTGGTCATGCGAGTCTCGGCCCTGAACCTCATCGAACCCAAACGAGCCAAATCACTTCAAGTCCAGATAAGCATGCGAGGTTGGAAAAAACACGAACCAGTAGCCGTCAGCGTCGAATCGCCGCTGTTATTCAAACAAATGATAGGACAAGCCTACGGAACAGTCGTATCCCCAACGGAATCACGAATCGACAGTTTCGCTGTATCCAATAAACTGGGCGTGCCATTCCGATACCTAGACCTCTGGGCTGACGGACTCCAAGAAGAAGGCCGTCAATACGGATTCCGTGAACCGCGGTTCAAAAAACCAGAGTTCACGGCATCATCAAACTAACAACAAAAATGACCCCGGCTACCCGCATACTGCGAGCGCCGGGGTCTTGCTGTTATCTCTTTTTCCTGATTTCCTGGATTATTTGTGGTCCGGCCGTGACGGCTCCGATGAGCGCGGGGTACGTCAATACCCTTTCGTGTTGCGGAAAAGCCGTCGCCGTCCGTCACTGGCCGTCGCGGAGGTCTGGCAGGGCGGCGTCGAGCGTCTTGGCGAGCCGTCGTTCCCTCCAATGCGTGTACACGCTGGTGGTGTGGATGTCGGTGTGGCCCATGATGGCGGTGCGCTCCTCGTCGCTCGCGCCGGCAGCCGCGAGTTCGGTGGCGAGCCAGTGCCGCGCGCTGTAGATGTCGACGTACGGCAGTCCCGCCATCTTCAGGGCGCGGCGCCAACGCTTCTCCTCGTTGTCCCGCCTGATCGGACGGCCGTAAAGATTGGTGAACACCAATCCATGGGACGGCACGCCCCATTTGACGATATGCGCCCAAAGCCGGTCCCAAAGCCCCTGCGGAATGGGAACCGTCCGCACGCCTTTGGCGGTCTTCGGTTTGGTCAGCCAGATCGCCCCATCCAGATGCTCGGCTTCCATCCAGTCCGGGATCGTGGCGCCGGCTGGTATCGGCTTGGCCTGCTGGCACACGTTGATG